AAGGTAGCAGGTGACAGAAGATTTGACCCATGGACAATCACAGTCATCAATGACGGTGATTTCAAACTCAGAGAAGCATTTGAGAGATGGGCAAACTTTATCATCAAAGTATCTGACGGTTCTGGTACAATCAACCCAACAGATTACTTTGCTAACTGGGTAGTAAACCAATTAGGAAGGGCAGACACCGACATAAATGTACGTGGTGATCAAAGTACTGCTAAACTTCCAGTATTGCGAAGATATAAGATGCATGGTTGTTGGCCTTCATTAGTAAGTCCAATAGAACTATCTTATGACACAGCAGATACAATTGAAGAGTTCCAAGTTACCCTCCAAGTCCAGTGGTGGGAAGCATACGATGGCAAAAACAACGATTCTGTGGTATAATACATAGAAGTATAAGGAAAATATTATGGCAAAACTCTTTGGGTTCTCAATTGAGGATCCCAATGATAAGAAGAAGAAAGGTGTAATCAGTCCAGTTCCTCCTAATAATGAGGACGGGGCTGATTATTTTCTATCGTCTGGATTCTACGGTCAGTACGTTGACATTGAAGGTGTTTTTCGTACAGAGTTTGACGTAATAAAAAGATACCGTGACATGGCATTGCACCCAGAGTGTGACACTGCTATCGAACACGTCGTAAATGAAGCGATTGTATCTGATAGTAATGATAGTCCAGTAGAGATAAATTTAGATAATCTAAACGTAAGTGATAATCTCAAGAAAGTAGTAAGAGATGAATTCAAAGGTGTCAAAGACTTACTGCAATTTGACAAAAAGGCACACGAAATTTTTAGAAACTGGTATACAGATGGTAGATTATACTATCACAAGGTTATAGACACAACAAAACCAGATGAAGGAATACAAGAAGTAAGATATATTGATTCTCTTAAACTCAAGTTTATGAGAGTAAAACCTACAAAGGAGAGAGGTCAAAAAGGAGCAGAAGGGATACCTGTTTTACCATACTCAGGTGAGTCAACGATTACTAAAGATACTAAGATAGAGGAATTCTACACTTACTACCCACAAGGTATGGCACAGAAGTATGGTTCTGTTGCAGGTAAGGGTATAAGAATAGCAAAAGATGCGATCACATACGTACACTCAGGTCTCGTAGATCGTAACAAGAAGATTACTCTCTCTTATCTTCACAAAGCAATCAAGGGTCTCAATCAGTTACGTATGATTGAGGACTCTCTCGTCATCTACAGATTGTCTAGAGCACCAGAACGTAGAATATTCTACATTGATGTTGGAAATCTACCTAAGGTCAAGGCAGAACAATATCTGCGTGATGTCATGAGTCGCTATCGCAACAAATTAGTATACGATGCTAATACAGGTGAGATCAAAGATGATAAGAAGTTCATGTCTATGCTAGAGGACTTCTGGTTACCACGTAGAGAAGGTGGAAGAGGAACAGAGATCTCTACACTACCAGGTGGACAGAACTTAGGTGAACTTACAGACATAGAATACTTCCAGAAGAAACTATATCGTTCATTGAACGTGCCAGAGTCACGTATTGGTGGTGAAGGTGGATTCAATCTAGGTAGATCATCCGAAATACTAAGAGACGAACTTATGTTCAGTAAGTTTGTAGGTAGATTAAGAAAGAGATTCAGTGGTTTATTCATTGACATGCTCAGAACACAATTGATTCTCAAGAACATTGTGACTCCTGATGACTTTGACAAAATGTCAGAGCACATACAATTTGATTACAAGTATGATAATCATTTTGCTGAACTAAAAGATCACGAGTTGATGACTGAGCGTCTCAATATCATGGTTGCCATTGAACCATACATCGGAACATACTACTCAAGAGACTACGTAAAACGTAAGGTTCTACGTCAGACAGATGAGGAGATAGAAGAGATGCAACAGGAGATGGAGGAAGAGAATGAAGCAGGTATAGGTGTGCCTCTTGAAACTCAGAATCAAATGATGCAAGGTGCGATAGATGCAGAGTCACAGAGACAGGGTAACCTAGGTAAAAATAAATCAGATCCCAACCTTGACAACAAGAAGAACGGTGGACGCACAGAGGCACCAGAAATAGACATCAAGAAAGCGAAGATATAAATATAACTAGCGTTTTATAATATTTGAATGGATTCTGCTGAATTTATCGACATGATCGCAAACGATGCTCCGTCTGCGGAAGTATCTGATGCTTTGAAACAAATGATGTTTGCAAAATCTGCTGAGTTTGTGGACTCTGCTGCACCTGAGGTTGCTAAAACTTTGTTTGGCGAACCTGAGGAAGGCGATCCCTTACCCGAAGTAGGTGATGGTTTGGAAGAACCAGAGGCAAACGCTGAACTTGAACAAGAACCTGAACAGGAAGAAGAATGAGTGCATCACAACCACTATCATTAGTAACAGATTATGGTGAACTTAGCAGTGCTAACGCAACGTCTGCTGTAACCTCTGCTCAGACAGTGAAGACTGGTGTGCTTTACGTTGTCTGTTCGGAAGCAAAGGCAGGTGGAAACATAGCAGTTTGCAATAGTGCAAACCAAGCAGGTGTTGGATCATTTCATGTAGCGAAAGGGGATTCATTCCTTTATCGTTATGGTCATCCAGCTAAAGCACCAGTTTCTGCAATCAGCAAAGCAGCAGCAGCAGTCATAACTGTTGATCATACAGATACAAAATTACAGGTAGGGGACTTCGTTACTCTCTCTGGGTCGTCTGTAGGAACATACAATAGCACGATTGCACATAAAGAGATTACAGCAATTCAAAGACCACAAAGAGTCAATGAGTTCAAAACAACTATCACAGTTGATGCTGACACATCATCTTTAGCAAATTTTGCTGGCACAGCAACAATATCTAAGTCTGTTATATTCAGACTAGCACCCGAAACATCATCGGGATGTACGTTACACTTACATGAGGTAGGAATAGGATGAAGTTAATTTCAGAAGAAATAGAATCAGTCGATATTCTTACAGAGGAAAAGGACGGAAAGAAAACTCTCTATATCCAAGGACCATTTTTACAGGCAGAGGTAGTGAACCGCAACAAACGTTGCTACCCTCTCTCTACTATGTGTAATGAGGTCAAGAGATACAATGAAGAGTTTGTATCCAGAGGACGTGCACTAGGAGAACTAGGACATCCAGACGGACCGCAAATAAATCTTGATCGTGTATCACATAAGATATGCTCTCTTACTCAAGAGGGTAATAATTTTGTGGGTAAGGCACAGATCTTGAGCACACCTATGGGTAAGATAGCAGAATCTCTCTTAGATTCTGGTGTAAAACTAGGTGTATCATCAAGAGGTATGGGATCTATCATCAACAAAGAAGGTGTTTCTTATGTTGGAGAAGACTTCATGCTTGCAACTGCAGCAGACATTGTTGCAGATCCTTCAGCACCCGATGCATTTGTAGATGGTGTAATGGAAGGGAAGGAATGGGTCTGGGAAGGCAGCATTCTGCGTGAAAAAAATGTTTCTAACATTAAAAAGAGTATAAATACTTTGGTAGATTCTAAGAAACTAGACGAGCACAAGCTTGCTTTGTTCCAAAATTTCTTGAACAATCTATAAATGTCTAAATAATAACATAAAATTCTAAGGAACTAAGGACTGGCAAAATGACCGCAGCAAATAGCGAACTACATGAAATGGAGAACCAGGTAACCAAAGGATCTAAACCTGCGGAACCTATGCCAAAAGCTCCAAATTATGTGCCCGACGCAGGGGCAGGCGTAGAAGACCTAGGAGGTCCTACACCAACAAACAGCAAACCTGATGACATGAGTAATAAACTCAAGACACCAGCAGCGAAGTTTGCACAAACAGGAGACGCTCACTTCAAAGGAAGTGCAGGTCAAGTCAAAATGGACGGTCCCCTTGGAAACCAAGCAGATGGTATGAAATCATCTGGATACGGCAGAGGTGCTAATGAAGAAGTAGAAGCAACTGATGAAGTTGTAGCAGAAGCACCCGAACAAGAAGCTCCAGTAGGAGAGATTGAAATCGATCTAGAAGACGATGTAAAAGCATTGTTTGAAGGAGAGAAACTATCTGAGAGTTTCAAAGAAAAAGCACGTACAATCTTTGAGTCAGCCGTAATGTCAAAGATTGCAATCGTAAAGGAATCGCTTGAAGCAGACTATGATGCTTACATCCAAAAAGAAATGGGTGAGTACAAAGCATCGCTTCAAGAACGAGTAGACTCATACTTGCACTATGTTGCAGAAGAGTGGATTACTGAAAATGCACTCCAAGTAGAGTCGGGAATCAGAGGTGAACTCTCTGAATCCTTCTTGACTGGCCTCAAAGGTCTTTTTGAAGAACATTATGTCGAAATCCCTGAAGACAAATATGATGTACTTGAGGCAATGGTCACCAAACTAGATGAAATGGAGACAAAACTCAACGAACAGATTGATAGTAACATTGCATTGACAAATCGTCTATCAGCATCTGTCTCCGATAACATCCTTGATGAAGTATCTGAAGGACTTGCACTTTCACAGAAAGAGAAGTTAGCAGAACTATCAAAAGGAGTTGAGTTTGAGAGTGAAGAACAGTACAGGGAAAAATTAGACGCACTTAAGGAATCTTACTTCGCTAAGAAACCTGTCGTCGAATCCCAAGAAGTCATCTCTGAAGACGCTCCCGTTGTGGAGAACACCGCAGCGATGGATGCATACCTTCAAGCACTGACCAAGTTCAATTAGTCAACACTTAAATTCAACACAAAGTAAATTCCATGTTTAACTCTGGACAACTCCAGAAGAAGTGGCAACCCTTACTTGAGGCGGAAGGTCTAGACAAGATCACCGACAATCACAGAAAGGCAGTTACTGCTCAACTTCTAGAAAACCAAGAAAGATTTCTTAGAGAGGAGAGAGCATTCTTATCAGAAGCACCTCCTACAGTAAACACAGACCCATCAAGCACAGGCAACCCAGGTTTCTCTGGTAGTGCTGCTGTTGGTGGACCTGTAGCTGGTTTCGACCCAGTACTCATTTCATTGATCAGAAGATCTATGCCCAACTTGGTGGCATATGACCTTGCTGGTGTACAACCAATGAATGGTCCTACTGGACTTATCTTTGCGATGAGAAGTCGCTTCGATAATCAGAACGGAACAGAAGCATTATTCAACGAACCAGATTCAGCGTTCTCAGCACAAAACAATGCAGCATCTCTTACACAGGGTGACTACACTGGTGCTACAGATGGCGATTCTGACGTTGGTTTCGGTACAACTGCACAAGGCGGTTCAAACCCATCTATCTTAAATGGTGGTGCTGAAAACGCATACAATACTGGACAAGGTTTCAAGACACAAGATCTTGAAAAGTTAGGAGACAATACTTCTAACAACGACTTTAGAGAGATGGCATTCTCAATCGAGAAGGTCAGTGTGACTGCGAAGTCAAGAGCTCTAAAGGCAGAGTACAGTCTAGAACTTGCTCAAGACTTGAAAGCAATTCACGGATTAGACGCTGAAGCTGAACTTGCAAATATCCTCTCAACAGAGATACTTGCAGAGATCAACAGAGAAATCATCCGTACAATCTACAAGTCTGCTGAAGCAGGTGCACAAACAAACACAGCAACAGCTGGTGCGTTTGACTTAGACACTGACTCAAACGGAAGATGGATGGTTGAGAAGTTCAAAGGTATGATCTTCCAGCTAGAAAGAGATGCTAACGCTATAGCACAAAGAACTCGTCGTGGAAAGGGGAACATCATCCTCTGCTCTGCAGACGTTGCTTCCGCACTAACTGCAGCAGGTCAGTTAGATTACACACCTGCACTAAACAGCAACTTACAAGTTGATGACACAGGTAACACATTCGCTGGTACACTCAACGGACGTTACAGAGTATTCATCGACCCATTTGCTGCTAACCTAGACGCTAACCAATACTATGTTATGGGTTACAAGGGTACTTCACCTTATGATGCTGGATTGTTCTACTGTCCTTACGTTCCTCTACAAATGGTCAGAGCCGTAGGTCAGGACACCTTCCAACCAAAAATTGGCTTCAAGACCAGATATGGTATGGTTGCCAACCCATTTGCTGAAGGTACAACACAAGGTCTTGGTAGAATTGTTGGTAACAGCAACAGATACTACAGACGTGTAAAGGTTACAAACCTAATGTAAGCGAGTCGCTTATATATTTCAAAGGACTGTTTCGGCAGTCCTTTTTTTATGCTATGATAAATATGATAGTACCACTTGATTATGAACGATAAAAACAAAATTGATTCGCATGAATCACAGGACGTAAAGTGGAACCGTGGTCTAGATATCTTCATAGAGTCTGTCATTGCACCTGATTCCAAACTGAGGGGGTGTGCACACAACCAAGGTTGTTATAATGAACTTATGTGGGTTCGTGAAAATGTATTAGAATATTTGTCAACACTGAGACGTAAGTAATGCCAACAAGAAAGTCTGTTCATCCTAGCACGTATCAAGAGGTTTCTAATCGAAATTTCTTATCTGTCGTTGGGTTCAAATTTTTATTGAATAGATGTCCAAAGGTAGATTTTTACTGCAACTCAGCAAATATACCTGAGGTCACACTAGGCACAGCTGTGCAAAGAAGTTATCTCAAAGATATACCAGTACCAGGTGATAAGTTGGAGTATGGTGATCTTAATGTAACTTTCATGGTGGATGAAGATATGGAAAATTATCTTCAATTATATCAATGGATTACTTCACTTGGTTTTCCTGAGTCTTTATCTCAGTTCAATGAATTGAAGGATAGTGATAGACTATTACCAGAACAACCTCAACCAGGTGACTTCTTCAATGAGAGATCTGACGCTACTCTTATGATACTCAACAGTGATTATAACCCTAGTGTCAAAATAAAATTCAAGGATGTATTTCCAGTATCCTTGAGTGCAGTTCCTTTTGATGCAACACAGGAACAACAGCAATACTATACTGCTACTGCATCCTTCCGCTATACTATTTTTGATGTGATTGACGTAAATGGAAAGAAAGTCTAACCCATTATCTCTCGAAACTATACAAGAGATGTGGAACAAAGATTCTCAGATGAATCAAGATGAATTGGATAGTGAGTCATTAAAAATACCACAGTTACACGCCAAGTATTACAACCTATATAATACGATACTGCTGATGCGTAAGCGTGATGAGGCAGTATATTCCAGTAGTCTATTAGATAGGCGTAAGTATTATACGGGGAAAGCAACAGCAGACATATATGCTCAAGAACCCTTTCCCTACAAGGTCAGAGACAAAGATGACCTCAAGTTGTATCTTGACTCGGATGAAAAACTGAGCAAGGTAAAACTGAAGATTGAATACTACGACACCATGCTCAAGTATCTTGAAGAGATACTCCGACAAGTCTCTAATAGAACCTACCAAATAAAGAATGCTATTGAGTGGCGACGGTTCTCTTCAGGTTATGGCTAATCTCGTTATTAAAAAGAAGAATGAAGTATATTTACATATAGATTGTGACCCACATATAAGATACGAATTACAAGACGAATTTACTTTTGATGTACCTGGTGCTAAGTTTATGCCTCAGTACAGGTCAAAGTATTGGGACGGAAAGATAAGACTGTTCAATCTTCAGAAGAAAGAAATTTATGTTGGTCTCCTTGATAAGATTGTTCAATTTTGTCGGAGATACAATTACGAGTATGAATTTGAGAACTCCAAGTTTTATGGTCTCCCATACCAAGAGACGGAATCAATTTCGTATGAGGGAGTAAAGGATTATCTAACGGGGATCTCGAAATACAAACCTCGTGATTATCAGATTGAGGGTGTGTTTGATGCATTACAAAAAAATCGTAGACTTATTATATCACCTACTGGATCTGGTAAATCCCTGATGATCTATGCTATTACACGTTACCACATGGAGAATCAAAGGTCAACTCTCATTGTTGTTCCTACCACCTCTCTTGTAGAACAGATGTATAAGGATTTTGTAGATTACGGATGGAACGTCGAAGATATATGTCATAAGATATATGCTGGAAAGGATTTGATGAGTAAACACCCAGTTATTATAAGCACTTGGCAGTCAATATACAAGTTACCTAAAGACTGGTTCAATAGGTTTGATGTAGTGATTGGAGATGAGGCACATCAGTTTAAGTCTAAATCATTAGTAAGCATCATGACTAAACTCTATGACACAAAATACAGGTATGGTTTCACAGGTACGCTTGATGGTACACAAACTCATAAGTGGGTACTTGAAGGTTTATTCGGACCCTCTTATAAAATCGTCAATACTAAAGAGTTACAGGAGAAAGGTTATCTAGCAACACTGAACATCAAAGTATTGCTACTCAAGCATGAACCTCAGGTGTTTGACACCTATGAG